TCTTCTAGGAATCCATCTCTTTCCACAAAGATAACAGCATCACTCATGGCATTACCTTGACGACTTCCGTCCTTTTTAGCTTCGGTGAATTTAGATAAAAATTCCTGTAAATCTCTTACTCTCATTTAGATTTCTCTGCAAGAACTTTTTCTATTTCTTCTCTATAAGTTTTGTTATCATGTTTCAACTCTTGAATTTGTCTCTCTTGATCAATTAATTTAGATGTTAACTCTTCAATAATTCTTTTATTGCCCTGCAGCTGGTTGTCAGTTTTAATCCATTCAGATTCTTTTTGTTTCCATGCCCATAGCTCTTTTTTATATTGATCAATCAACATGGTTAAATCACCTGCTCCTCTATCATCTTTATTATCTGTCATAACTATTGACAATATAGGATAGTTACCTTAAATTGTCAACATGGGAGTTCCAAAAAGATTGACAGAAATGCAAAAAAGATTTGCCGAGTTTATGGTATTTGGAGGCCCTGACGGACCAGTCTCACAAGGAGAAGCAGCTGTATTAGCTGGCTATAGTCCAAAGAGATCAAGACAGGAAGGATCTGAACTTATGAATCCTAGACTGTCACCACTCGTTGTAGCGTATGTTGGTAAACTCCAAGAAGAAAGATTACAAAAACATCAAGTGACTTATGCAAAACATATTTCTGAATTAGATAGAATTAAACAGGCTGCTTTGAAGAAAGGATCTTTCTCATCCGCTGTAAACGCTGAAATAAGTAGAGGAAAGGCAGCAGGGCTATACATAGACCGAAAAGAAGTGAAGACAGGTAAGCTAGAGGATATGACAGAAGAACAATTAGAAGCAAAGATGAAACAAATTTTAGACGACTATGCACCTCTGTTGAACATGAAGACTGTTGAAGGTGAATCACAAGATGTTACTGAATCCTCGTCATCTTCTTCACACAAGAAGTTGGAATCATCGTCCGATCTCCAAAAGTAATCGTACCATCATCATCCTTATCAAAAGAAGCAAATAATTTTATAGCTTTATTATCTTTAGAGTATAACCAACCTTCATTGACTGGATAACTTAAATTCATTTTATCAAATTCTTTGTCGGTAGCCCAGCCCGAATCACTCAAGATATCGATCCACTCCACTCGGACTTTAGGAAAAGGCAGCTCGGGAGTTGTATGAGTTACGACTTGTTTTCTTCTTCTCTTAGGCATCCTTCCTTATACCTCAAAAATTTGTATATGTATGGTAAAAAAATCAAAAAAAGAGGAAAAATGAAACGCTTCGCGCGCGGGCAATCTGAGATATTGTATACTTCTGTCGCAGGTACTTTGTAAAGTGACACTATTTTCTGTCACATGACACTTTTTATTTCCACAATTTGGCAATCATTATTGTTGTATACCAACACTTCTAAGCCAAAGTGACAGATTGACACTTTTTTCGTAGCACTTTTTTATTTTTTTTTTAAAACTTTTTCCATACATATACAGAATGTGTCGTTGGCCATACTTTTGCCACATTTCAAACACATTTATGCCCCATTAAAGAAGTCTTCAGGATTCATCATGACGTTCGCCTGCTCCTTCTCATCACGTAATATTTCGTAATATTTATTCATCCTCTTCAACCATTCATGCTTCCAATGCCTTAGATCGGAGTCTTGCATCTTAAATTCTTGGTAATACAAATCAGGAGTACACACCATGATAACACCTTGCCTAATCTGGCTACCATATACATAGTCATGGGCCATAGCATAGGCTGCTATCTGCATGTAGTAATCTTGAATCCATTCATCTTTTTTAGGGCGGTTTGCTTGCTTAAAGTCAACAATGGTTTCTAAACCATTGTGAAGACAAACCAAGTCAGTAGACCCAGCATATAACCCAGGATAGTGTAGCATAACTTCTGAGCCGTAGTACTCTTCAACCGGCGTAAGACCAATTTCAATAATTTTGTCGGCCATGGGACGCGCCTCTTGTCCGATCCCTGTAAGATCATCGTACCCAACTCCTTGTATATAAGATTCCAAGAATTTGTGCATGGCAGTTCCCCGTTTAGAACTATGATTCTTGATTCGTTCTGCTTGTTCTTCTCCAACTTTGGCCTTCCAATCTTTTAAGAATTGTTGATTTTTTGTACGCCCTAATATCGTAGTCACGCTTGGAAGTCTACTACCAACTATATCATAGACCCTGGTCCCTGATCCATGGTCCGTGATCTGTTTTCCTTGAATATATTTATATTTATCACTTAATTTTATACCTTGGACCAAGCGAATATTATCTTCGTATTCCTTTAAATCTTTATCACTCATCATTTAACGCTCTTCTTATTTTCCCAAATATTATTATTAAAAACTCTAATCAATCGACTTAGTTCTACCTTATGTTCTTCATTAAACCTATCCTTAAATATAACTTCACAATCTTCACATGGTAATTTATTTTTTTTCCAAATTATTACTATTTCATTTTTTTTCATATTTAACTCACTATAATTTTTAATGGGCCTTCTTATTCAGAAGGCCCACTACCTTAAAATCCCTCTTTTCTAATAGAGATTTTTTTATGGGCTTTTTTACCCTTAGTTACTAACTTATGATTGTACGCTGTCACCATCGCTTCAATCCAATCTTCTTGGTTGTTACAATGATTGAACTTATTAAAGTTCTTACCCACTTGATCATAACATGTCTTGATAGAAAAATTTTCTAACTTAGACACTCTTAAAAATGCAACACAGAACTTGTTAATCTTAACAAGATGTGGAACTATACTTTTCAACTTAACAAGTTGTCCAGCTTTTGTCTCTGCATCTAATAGATCATTGATTTTAAACGTACCATCTCTAAACGATGGCATTGGTCCCGCTTTACTACCAGACTCATAACTGTTCCATCCGGCTAACAGCATGACTCCAATTGCAAATGGCAATGGATAAGTATCAAAGAATCTTTTGACCTTTCGATACTCTGCACAATTAGAATGATTTTTATGACTAAAATGTTTAAGAAAGTCTTTATTTTTCCATCCTTTTTGTGAGTTATTCATTATAGCAACATCTTTACTTGAAGCTTTAATACTGATAATATAGGCAACTGGAATATCTAATTCCTCACAAGCTTTTAGCCTATGTTGTCCTTCGATCACTTCTAGTTTCTCGTTAACAACAATAGGCATTAGCTGTCCATTCTTTTTCATAGACACAACTAACAATGCTACGTGTGTTTTATCAATATCTCGGTTATCATCTAGTAAAGTAAATTTAGAGTGGTTTTTTTCATACAACACTTTAACCGCAACTTGATTCTTTGCATTTTTAAAATCAATTTTACGACCTAAGATAGTAGTTAGACCACCATTATTTTTTTTACTCATGGTTTCTCCTTTCTACGCAGTTTGACTATTAGATAGCCTTTTAATTTTCCATACACCGCACCCGCGTTAAACTGTATATAGTTTTTTATTGCTTTCATGTCACCTTATATAGCTGTTTTTGTAGGATTGTCAACCCATATGCTGGATGGCCATATGATGGATTTAGGCGCTGGGTCGCTGGGGGTCGTTAGAAACCGTTTCGTTCTTCTATTTCTTTAAGGATATCTTCTCTTTCCTTTTTAGCTCTTTTAGATTGTTCATAAGACTCTTTTAATTCTTCTTGTTCTTTTACAAAAGGATCTTCACCCTCCATTACTCTTTTTTTAAAAATTTCGTCCCAATTTTTTCGATACTTATCGTTGGAAACCCTTGATTTTCCATCCCATTTTCGACCTCTGTCTTTACTCATTTTTAGGCTCCGTAGGTTGTAAATTTTTTATCTCAATATTACTAGTAATATTACCCGACACAGACACTCTTTCAACATTCGATTGAAAAGGTGCTACATAATGTTTTAACCATGCAGGAAATATAAATAGATCTTTTTCTTCTGGAAAGTGAGCTTGATATGTGATAGCTTGCCGGTTTCCTTCACCATATATAAAACTAATACCACCAGGACCAGAAGATTTTCCCTTATAATTTTTATATTCTTCTTTAATCTCTTTAGGAATCTTTAAGTAAGCAACAAAAGATAATTCATCTGAATGATCGTGTGGTGGATTGAACTCATGTTGTCTTTGAAAGTTAACCCATAGTGCTTTGACTAAATATTTATTATTACTTGGCTTATCACTGTTTCGCCACTTATCCCAAATTCTATCGTATATTTTAATGATGTCATTTAAATAAGGTACAATCTTTTTTCTATCTTTTATTTGGTATTCTTTCTGAATGATTCCAGCGAGTCTATGCTGATATAAATTTTTAATATCTTTAGCAGCTTCTGATTCTTTAATTAATATCTTATGAAAATCATCAGTCATTTTCATCTTAACTACACATGGTCCCCATGTTAATACATTGTATTCTACGCTCTGTGTCTTCTTATCTGTCATTTTCTAGTTTCCTTATCTCTCGCTCTAATGCAAGATCTACTACGTTCTCAGATAAATTTTTATCATATGGTTCGTAGTGGTCAATAATTTGTTCTAGTTTGTGAAGTTTAACCTGAACATAGGGCCACATCAGTTTAGCAAAAACTAAAGCGTCTCTGTATCCGCAGGCCCAACGCCATTGTTTTTTATACTTCGGTTTGTTATTATATTTCTTTTCTTTACACCAGCCAAAGCCTAAAGTTTTATGCATCCATTCAACAGTATCTTTGTCAGTCATTGTTAACTCACATCTAATGTACCATTGGTTATAAACTTTATTATTTCTATCTTTACGCTTGGTAGCTTTATTCTTACAGGTCACACACCCTTCGCCATCAAATAGTCCGGCAATATATGCAATTTCAGTTGGCTGCATTTTTATCCTTATTGATTACCCACTTTAATAAGGAAGTAGAAGGATCATATCCTTCAAGGTCTACCTTAGTGCAACTTGACATCATTATTTGAAGTATTATCAGCATCATTATCGTCGATAATATCTTTGGATTCATATACATAAAATTCTCCCTCTGAATCGCAGTCCCAACATTGGTGAACTGTGTCTCCAAACTCTGTCCCAACTTTTAAAAAGCCATTACCTTTGCAAGTTGGACAGATATGGACCTTAACGTTTTGTTTCTTTAATTTTACCATTTAACTTTTTTGCTTTCTCATTAGCTATTTGTTCAATAGTTTTACTAATTGATAATTTGGCATCGGGCAATAAAACCTTAGACAAACTAATCAATGTCTTATATGTTTCATGTGTTAACGAAACATTTCTATATTTAGTTATATCAGTCATAATTCCTTTCATTTATTTCTGATGACTATATAGGATTAAACAGAGATTTGTCAAGTATGAAATTTATATTAAGTATGATTATTTGCTCGCAAATAGCGGGTACTTGTCTACCACCTTATCCATGGCCCGAAACATTTAATACTCAATACGATTGTTTATTGTTTGGTTATGAAGAATCCATTAAAAAAATGAAAGAGATAGGGCGTGAGGATATTAACAAATATAATATGTTTATTAAATTTACTTGTGCTCAGGAAAACATAATTTGACAATGTGTCCAAATTGTGTTAGAGGCTAAGGCTTCTCACCACAATTGCCTACTCTTATATTTCCCTCTTTAGAGTAGGTATGTAGCGGAGTTTCCTTATTCCATAATAGGAATAACCAAATAATAAATCCGTAGATTAGAATCATTATAAAGAAGAATATTAATAACTCATTCACAAATAAATCCTTGTACTGTTCCTCTACCATCTTTGAGGTACCAGCCGCTGGTATTGTCATCACTATCTTTATAAATAGCAATGGCTTCTCTATGATCATCAGCAAACATTAAACAATCCGCAACTGTCACAGGTTTTTCAAATTCTAGTGGCTCTTTTACTAATGTCCCGTCGAAAAGAAGTATTAAAATAATTAGTGTCTTTGCCATAAGCTTCCTCTATTAATTTATACCAACGCTCCTTATATTTAGGATTGCGGGTTTTATTCCACATGTTGGCTGCTGCGTCAATCTTCTTTTGAATCATTAATTCGTCTCCCCTGAGTAAGAATCTTTTTAATTCCTGGCGCATGTATATCTATCTTTGCATATCTTTCCCATGCTTTTTTAATCAGGTTTAATTCTAAAATTAAATTAGACCATTGTTTAGTACTAATATTCTTACTTGTTATAGTTAGTTTCTTTTCTTTCATGTTCTCTTACCATTTAGAATATTATGATAAACCATTCTTTTCTTTTTATTCTCATAGGATATATAACCAGTCCATTTAGGATTAAGTGTTATCAAAGATTTTAATAGTTTTTTAAATGACATGGCTTTCTTTTCTTCTTCTTCCTTACCATCTTCTGCAACTTTAAATGTATATCTCATCTTTTCCTTTCTTTCTGTATATATAGGATATCAGGGGATAATTGTCAACGTCCTTTTTTACCTTTTCCACGATATTTTCCCATTCTTTTCTCGTGTTTATTTCTGTTCTTTTTGTGTCGACCCGGACGTTTTCTAGGTTTATCGCGTAGAGGTTTAGTTATAGCTCCAAAGGATGCTCTTTTACCCATCTATAACCACTCTTTAACATATGGTTTAGTACCCTTAGGAGGATGTAATACGGGTAAATAAGTTATCTTACCATTAATATGTTGTTGAAGATCTCCACCACATGTTAAACATCTATAAAATTCTCGAGTAATTCCAACTAGCATTGTATATTCACTACACGTCGGACATTTCCCATTCACTATCTCTGCTTGAAATCTTACTGTGTTTTTTTCTGTCATATTTTTTCTTATTTTTTATCACACGCTGTTGATAACGTCCATCACTTAATTCTTGTGCTACCCTATTTCTAGGCCTATTTTTTTTAAGGAAAAATGCGTATGATTTTTTATTCAAGAATTAATGAAAGAATTTTTTTCTCTCCCATATATATTTCGGTGTTAGCCTTAGATTTAATGCATTTATACTGCACTCTACTTTCAGCTTTTAACTGTCTTTCCGCGATACGTTTCCCTTTTAAACATTTTGAGAGGGTGTCCATATGTAAGTGTTCCTTGATTTCATGGTCCACTATCATTAATAATGCAAATACTACTTCTACCATTTTAACAATTCCATTTTCTTAGTGATTTAGATAATCTATCTTGACCTGTGTTATTACTAGCTTTTTGTCTTTTACGCATTCCCGTCATTCTTGCGCAGAAAGACTTACGTCTGTTAGCTGCTTTAGATCCTTTTTTTAATTTTGATGGTTTAGTTGTAACTGCTGTTTTAAGTTTTGATCCTGGATTAGCAGCTCTATAAGATGCAACACCTTTTTTATTTAGACCGCCTGATGGATTTTTTCCTTCTTTTCTTTGCCACGCAGGAGTTTTTCCCCCAGAAGCCATATAGGCTCTTCCATATCCTCGTAAAGCAGCCCCGCTCATTAGCTCTGGCTACGTCTAATAGCTCGATCAGTGGGAGCACCTTTAGCGCCTTTCTTCCTCATCTTCTCTCCACGTTTTCTTTTTTGATGAATGTTATACCACAATCCTTTTTTAGCTGTGCGTCCGTCTTTAGTCTTATGTGTTCCTTTACTCATTAGTGTGTTCCATTTCCGTTAGCAAAAGTTCTTTGCTTATCTTTTAATTTTTCAATGTCCGATAATATCTTCTCTACGTCCTTTTGTAAACGTTCAATATTGACCGTATTTGACATCATATCCTGCATTGCTGTCTCTATTTTTTCTACTTGTCCACTCATATGCTCAATTAACATAAATTGTTCGCTATCTGCGGGAAGCGACCCAAGTTGACCCCGCGGCCATTTGATTCTAAATTCTGTATTCTCAATTAAATCTTTGGACATTAATTCTACTTGCGTTGAAAGTCTGTTTTGAGTCTCAATAATACCGAAGTAAGCCCAGGTGCCAATGGCAACCAGCGCTATAAGACTGGCAACCGTCTTCATAGGCATTTGTACTTTTGCTTCGTCCGAAATAGTGAGTGGTTTATGTGCCATTAGTTATAACTGTATCCTGTGTTGCCTTGTTCTAATTTTTTAAATAATAATTCATGTTGTTTCATAATGTCTTCATCAGAGTCCATCATCTTATCCATTTTATCTTCTAATTTTATAATTTGTCTTTCAAGTTTCTGTACTTTATCTTCATGTACTGCCTGAATAGTTGAAAGTTCAAAAGTTCTAGATAGACTCCAACCTCCTAATGCTATTAGGAGTCCAACTAACATCGTTAAAATTTTTTCCATCATATCTAATCAATTTCATTCCAGGCAGCTTCTTCATTATCTACCTTTGGTAGCGGCATTATATACCCTTTTGGAGGCATTTTCAATTTACTTCTACTGGGTTTTATGAACTTATCTCCCATTAATTGAATATCTGGGTTTTCTTTTTTGTATTCATCTTTCAATACGTCCCAATGACTTTTAAGATCATCAGGTCTAGTGTTATCTCTTGCAGGAGTAACACCCCTACATTTTTCAACCAATAAAGCAAAGTTTGAATTAAGTGCTAAACTAGGATTACTATTAACCCTACCACACATTTTCATTAACTCTAATTGTTGTTTAATTTGTACATTTTCTTTTGAAGTCTTACAATCTGTTCCTAAATATTTTCTGTAAGTAAATCTAATATATTGATCTTCATGTGTATTACTATCACTATAATTATAATCAGTATCTCTTTGTTCTGTAGAGATTTCCATTTCACCACATCTTACACCATACTCGTTAAGATATTCGTTTCTAGCATGGGCCGGAGGCGCGCAAAAAGCTAATATAGTCATTAATATAATTAATATACCTGTAAAATAATAATTCATCCTGGCTCCCTCCATACATAACTACCTGTTTAAATCCTTAATATCATAGTCATGTTCTCTGACTTGATCTGCTAATTGTCTGTATAGATTTTCTGCCATTTGCCACGTAGACTCAGCAGAAGTTAATCTTGTGTTTTGATCTGTAATTTTATCTTCAGCAACTTTTAAATCTCTTTGTAAACTTATAATTTCTTGTTGGTTTGAATTAATAGTGTCTGTAAGATTTACAATATATCTAACACCGGTAAACGTTCCGACTAGCACTGAAGCTACTACGGGTACCATAACTATATTTTTTTTTAACAAGTCAGCTAAGTTCATTTTTTTTCTTCAATTTCGTAGAAGAAGTTATCGGTGTCTTCCGTTCTCCATTTCCGAGTGTCTTCTACATTCCACTCAGAAGTTTGAACTTTCCAGTCAGGAATTTCATCTTTAACTGTAAACGATGGAATATCCCATATTAATCTATTGTTTGGCTGTGCCGCATAATTACCGTTTTCTAACGCAAGTATGTGTGCGCACTTGTGTTCGTGCGGAATCTCAGAATGATCTGTATCTAGTATATTACTATCTGGATGAGCAAAATCAACTGTAAAAAGATACGCACCATGGTACCATTTTTTATCTTTACCAATGTATTTTCCAGATTGTCCGTCTAAGATATCATAAGAAGTAACAGCAGGATAGTAACTAAAACAATTCCA